TCGACAAAGACGAAGCGGACCTGAATGGCAACGCGGCTGCTTTCCGCATGTCGGAAGGCCTGTCGTTCGTCGAGGCAATGAATCAACAGTTCGCGCAGCAGCTCATCTACGGCAACACGGCCACCAACAAGGATGGCGTGCTCGGCCTCGCTCCGCGGTATGGGGCGATCTCGGGCGCGACCAATGCCCAGAACTTGATCTCGGCCGGCGGCGCATCGAACAACAACACTTCGGTGTGGCTGGTGGTCTTCGGCGACAACACGATCACGGGCATCTATCCGAAGGGATCGAAAGCTGGTCTGCTCCAGGAGGACCTGGGTGTGATCGACGCCTTCGACGCCTCGAACAATCGCTTCCGTGCCTATGCGGAACGGTGGCAGTGGAAGTTCGGCCTGCATGTGAAGGACTGGCGGTACGGGGTGCGCATGTGCAACATCAACACCGCCGACCTGATCGCGCAGGCCAACACGCAGGCAATCACGGCCGCGACCTGGCTGCCCCTGTTGATGATGCGCGCGTTTGCCCGCATTCCTTCGATGGGTATGGGCACTCCGGTGTTCCTGGCCAACCGTACCGTGAAAGAGATGTTGAGCGTCGCGGCGGTCATGAAGACCTTCTACGGTCTGACGATCGAACAGTCCGGCAACCAGTTCGGCAACGTAGCGCCGGGCAGCGTCGCCGGCACGGGCACGGGCATCAAGGGCGGCCAGCTGAAGTTCTTCGGAACTCCGGTGCTCACCGTCGACCAGATCCTGATGACCGAGGCGACGATCTCGTAAGGAGCCGCCGGGGCAACCGCAAATCTCTCAACCTTGAACGGCGGAGCGCGCCGACGCGCTCCGCAGGAGAAAACAGTATGGGTATGCTTGACAGTGAGTTGGTGCTTTCAGCGGCTCAGTCGACCGCGGCATTCAACATTGGCGACAATCCGAGCACCAACGTCTACGACACGGGCTCGGCTTTCAATAATGCGCAGAATGCCGACGCCTCGATGACGACGGAAAACCTCTGGGTGAACGTGATCTGCAACACGCTTTTTGTGGGCGCAGGCGCAACCATCGCGGCGGTGTTGCAGTCGTCCCCCGACAACGCGACCTGGACAGACGTGGTTGCGAGCAAGGCGTTCGCTATCGCCTCGATCGCGGCCGGCAGCGTCCTGTTGCAGGTTCAACCTCCACCGAACACGCAGCGGTACTGGCGCACGATTCTGCGCGTCGCGACCGCGAACGTCACGGCGGGTGCGGTCGATAGCTATATCTCGAACACCATCCAGAACAACGTCCAGCGGCCGGTAGGGTTCGTAGTCAGCTAAGTGGAAGCCCTGGACAAAACCAAAGCATGCCCGCGCGGGACACTGAGACCTGCGCGGGCATGCTTCTTTCATAACGAAGGGAGAACACGCTTATGCGCGTACGCGCGATCCGGAATCACATTGAGCCTGAAGTGCACGCCTACCGGGCGGCAGGCGACGAGTTCGAATTCACCGGCAAGCTCTATGAACACATCGAGAAGGTCGGCAAGTCAAAGGCGTCGGCGAAGAATGAGGACGAGCCGGCGGACGAAGGCGAGACAGGCCCCGACGAGGGGAAGTAGCCGGCGGGCGGGATTATTGGCGGCAGAGATTTCGCAAGGTGATCCTCGGCGCTCGTTATAGCGAATCAGCGGCTGAGGGGATTCTTGCGGACTATCTGCCGCAGTATCTTAACGATCTTCCCCGCTTTACCGAGATGCTCGAATCGTACGAGCGCTCGCAGTTTGACCCCGAGTGAGGCGTAGATGAGCGAAGTTGTGATCTGCAATCTGGCGCTGAGTCACCTGGGCGACACGGCGACGGTGATGAGTATCCGCCCTCCGGACTCTTCGGTGCAGGCGCAGCTGTGCGCGCGCTTCTACGACGTGGCGCGCGATGCGCTGCTGGAAACGGCCAACTGGGGTTTCGCGACCAAGCGGATCCAGCTGGCGCAGGTTACGCTTCCGACCTATACCGACAGCGCCGGCAACGCGGTGACGGGAAGCTGGCGGTACGGCTACGCGGTACCGGCTGACATCATCAACGCCCTGGCGGTGCTGCCCGCCGAAGCGATGGACGATTACGAGCAGCACTTCGGGCCCTGCGATTCAGAGTTCTTCCCGCCGTTCCCCCAGGGCTTTGTGCCGGTGCCCGGCGCGGTCGACTACACACCGCGGCCGTTCTCGATTGAGAGTGATCAGAATGGCAATGCGATTCTGCTGACGAACGTCAGCGATGCGGTGCTGCGCTACACGGGAGTTGTCTCCGACACGGGCCAATTTACGCCGCTGTTCACGCTGGCGCTCTCGTACTTGCTGGCCTCGATGCTGGCCGGGCCGATCATCAAGGGCGATGAAGGCGCTGCGAAAGCTGTGTCAATGATGCAGATGTTTGGGTCGATCAAGGGACAGGCCTCGGCCAGCGACGCCAACCAGCGCAAGATTCGCGTGGAGCCCGCGGTGAGCTGGATCAGAGGACGATGAGATACATCCTGCGCAAGTTCGTCGAAGCGGCAACAGTTGAAGAGGCGCTCGCCAAAGATGCGTCGACGCCCGTACACGATGCCTACCTCAAGGAAGGCGAAGAGCCGAAGGGTGGGGGGGCAGCTCGTCTGTCTCCGCGATCGGCTTTGCGCTGCCTCCGTACGACGACGGCTCGATGATGAGAAAGAAATAAGATGGCGCCGAACTCAAGAACCTATAACCGGAGCTTCGCCGGCGGCGAGATCTCGAAGGAGATGTTCGGCCGAATCGACGACGCCAAGTTTCAGACCGGCGCTGCGACGGTGCGGAACTTCATCGTCGCGCCCACCGGCGCGGCCATGAACCGTCCCGGCTTCGCCTTTGTGAAGGCGACGAAGAATAACGGCGCGGCGCGGCTGATCCCTTTCACCTTCTCGCTCAATCAGACGATGGTGATCGAGCTCGGCGACGGTTACGCGCGATTCCACACGCAGGGCGCAACGCTGCAGTACTCCAACACGCAGCGCGCATGGACCGTGCCCGCAACGGTGACGATCTCGATCGCGAGTCCCGCCGTGGTCACATGGAATGCGCACGGGCTGCAGAACGGCGATCTGGCCGTGTTCGGGCCCTCGAGCGTTAACATCCCTCCCTACACCCTGCCATCGCCTTTGTCGACCAATCAGGCATACGTGGTGGCCAACGCCACCGCGAACACATTCCAGCTGATCGACCCGACGACGGGCCTGGCTATGGTCACCACGGGTGCGGGCACAGCTCCTGCGATTACCGGCTGGCGCGGATTCAATCGCGGCGACCTGGTCAGCTATCTCGGCAGCGTCTACTACTACAACGACGACAACCCGGAGTTCGGCGCTACAGTTCCTGGGAGCGGAGGCGGCCTCGATCGCTGGTATGTATTGCCGTCGGATCTGACCTATGAGATCCCCACGCCGTACGCGGCCGCTGACCTGTTTGGGATCCATTACGTGCAGAGCGCCGATGTCATGACGCTGGTGCATCAGAACTATCCGCCGGCGGAGCTGGCGCGCAATAGTGCGACGAACTGGAGCTTGACGGCGATCGCGTTCGGGCCGCCGCTGGCCACCCCCGCCAATGTGGCCGTCACGGCTTCGCCTGGCTACCTGGCGCAAGTCTCCTCTGTGGCAACGGGTGGTACGGGCTTCACCGGCCAGGCGCTGATCACGACGCTGTCGAGTCACACGCTTGCCCTGGGCGACGGCGTCTATGTCAAGAACCTGACCTTCACTCCGTCGGTCGGTCCGCCTGTTGTGCTGGACGGGTTCTACATGGTAGATGCGGTGCCCGTGGACGGCACCGGAGCCCTGATCAAAAATCAGCTCTACCTGATGGACTACAACGGGAACAACCTCCTGTTTAACGCCTCAGGCGCCTACTCGGGCGGCGCGACGATCCAGCTCGGCACCAAGATCTTCAACATCACTAACAGCTACGCGGTGCAGGCGGTGGCCTCGGACGGCGTGAGCACGAGCGCCCTGAGCGCGTCGGCCAGCGTACTCGATAACCTCGATGTGCCCGGCAGCTATAACACGGTGAGCTGGAGCGCGGTGGCTGGAGCGCAGAGCTACAACGTCTACAAGCAATTCAATGGACTGTGGGGCTTCATCGGCAACGCTCTCGCGCTGACTTTTGCCGACAACAACATCGCGCCGGACTTCAGCATCGTTCCCGGCACACCGGACGCGCTGTTCGGCAGTGCCGGCAACTATCCCGGCGCGGTCTGCTACTTCCAGCAGCGGCGCTGCTTTGCGGGAACCGCGAACGGCCCGGACAACACCTGGATGTCGAACTCGGGGACCGAGAGCATGTTCAGCTACTCGCTGCCCTCCCTCGATACCGATCGCATCGCCTTCCGCGTGGCGGCCCTCAAGGCCGACGTGATCCAGCATCTGATGCCGATGACCCAGCTGCTGATCCTGACCAGCGAGAGCGAGTTCGCCTTGACGCCGGGCGGCGCGAACGCTGTGACTCCGACGACGGTGGGCGCTGCCAACCCGCAGAGCTACATCGGCGCGTCGACCGTGCAGCCGACCATCATCAATACTTCGATGGTGTACGCGGCGGCGCGAGGCGGCCACGTGCGCGAGCTGGCCTATGCCTGGACGGTGAACGGTTTCATGACCGGCGATCTGTCGCTGCGCGCGGCCCATCTGTTCGACAACCTCACCATCGTCGACCAGGCCTACGCGAAGTCGCCATGGCCGGTCATCTGGTTTGTGTCGTCGAGCGGCGATCTGCTGGGACTGACCTATATTCCCGAGGAGCAGCTCGGCGCCTGGCACCATCACGACACGCAGGGAACATTCGAGAGCGTCGCCTGCGTCGCTGAAGGTTCAGAAGACGTGCTCTACGCGGTGATCAACCGGACCATCAACGGATCGACGGTCCGTTATGTGGAACGGATGGCGAGCCGCATTATCGATCCTGCTGATTCCTCCACATGGTTCTTCGTGGATGCCGGCGTCACGCAGACCTTCGGCAGCCCAGTGACGAACATCAGCGGCCTGACCTGGCTCGAAGGGGCAACGGTTGCGGTGCTCGCCGATGGCGGCGAGCAATCGCAGAAGACGGTGACAGGCGGTGCTATCACTCTGGATCACGCAGCGAGCGTGATCACGGTCGGATTGCCCATCACGGCGGACCTGCAAACGCTGCCGGCGATCTTGCAGTTGGACGCCTTCGGCCAGGGCCGGATGAAGAACATCAACAAGGCCTGGGTGAAGGTGTTCCAGGCAAGCGGGATCTTTGTGGGGCCCGACGTGAACAATCTGACGGAGATCAAGCAGCGCACGACCGAGCCGTGGGGCTCGCCTCCGTCGTTGCAAAGCGCGGAGCTGATGGTGCTGACCACGCCGCAATGGCAGGAAAACGGGCAGTCGTTCATCCGGCAGCAGCGGCCGCTGCCGCTCAGCGTGGTGGGACTGACGATGGAAGTTGCAATCGGAGGCTAAGATGGGCGGTTTCTCACCATGGATCCTACCGCGGAATAACCCTCCGGACGACGGCGGCGACTACATGGGCGGCTCGAGCCTGCTCACGTCGTTCGGCGACGGCGGGGATTCTTCGTCGATGGACGAGTTGAAGTCGGACAGCAAGACGGCCAAGAAAGCCGGCGTCATCATGCAGGTGATGGGCGCCGTGAACTCGGCGATCGGCACCTACTATGCGGCGAAGACGGCGCAGTACCAGGAGAAGTCGCAGGCCTCAAGCTTCGCTTTCCAGAGTGATATGGCCTCGATCAATGCCAGCCGCGAAGAGATGACCGCCGAGTCGATCGAAGAATCGGGCAAGAGCCAGATCGCGAGTTACACGATGCAGGCCGGTCAGCGGAAAGCCGGCGCGACAGCCTCGATGGCCGCGCGCGGCATCTCGCTGGGTGTGGGCTCGGCCGCCGATGTTTCAGCCAGCATGGACATCGAGAAGGACCTGAACGTGATGGCCATCAACTCGAACACCGTGCGCCAGGCCTGGGGCGCGCGCGAGCAGGGTACGAACTACGCGAATGAAAGCCTGCTCGATCGCACCAGCTCGGTGAATGCGCTGCGCTCGGCCTCGTCGATCTCGCCAGCGGGAAACACGGTGAATAGCCTGCTCGGCTCGGCCACGCAGATTGCAGGGCAATGGGACTACAGCCAGTGGCTGAAGAAGCGCATGGCGGCGGGGATGCCCGTGCCTCAGGTTGGAATTGGAGCGGGAGCGTGATCCCAGTTCAGCAAACAAAGTTTGGTGCGGGTAATGGCAATTGCCTTCTTGCGGCCGTTGCCTCTGTGCTCGAACGCCCACTTGAAGAGATTCCTGATTTCAACCTCAGCGGTTGTGGATGGTTCGAGGACCTCTACGAGTGGTGTCTAAATGAGGGAATTGGACTCATCAAAGCTTAATCCTTCGCAGCAGTCAGAAGTGGCTGTATTTGGTTGCTATGGAGTCGTATCCGTCAAGGTTCACGGGCATGACGAGCTCCATGCCGTGGTCGCCGAGTTCGAGCGCGGGCCGAATCAGGAGCACCTGGACGGCCTCAGGTGGACTTGGGAAGCCGTACATCGTTTCGATCCAAATCCAAATCGGCTCGCCTTGGGTGAGGCGGATTGCATTCTCATTTTTGTACCGCCGCCTTCGCCGCGACGTAGGACGGGAGCGTAAACCATGCCGATGGTCCCTGAAACATTTGCGCCCAGCGTGAGCCTGACTCCGACGCCCACGACGCCGGCAACCGGCCCCTGGGTGAGTCCGATGAAGAACGCGGCGCCTGGCCAGCTGCAGCAGGCCGGGGAAACGCTGATGCAGGCCGGGGAAACGGCCTCGCACATCGGCAACACCATCGGCGACGCCGTCCAGACCACGATGGACGACGCGCAGACCAAGGCGGCCGAGACGCAGTTTCTGAAAGGCGCGCAGGATGCGCTGAGCAATCCGCAGAACGGCTACCTGTTCTCGCGCGGCATGGATGCCCAGACTGGATGGGACCCGGCGACCTCGGCGATTGTGAAGGCGCGGCAGGATGCGCGCGCCACGCTCACCAACCCAGTGCAGGAGCGGATGTTTGACCAGGTCACCAACGATCACATGCTGACGCTGGGCCGCACGATGGCCGACCATCAGCACCAACAGGTGACGCAGTACGGGATTCAGCAGAGCCAGGATCGCACCGACTCGATGAATATTCTGGCCAAGCAGGCGTATCTCTCGGGGCGCCTGGACGACTATCAGAAGTACTCTGACCAGGCGCAGTCGGAGGTGCTGCATGTGGCGGCGCTGAACGGTGCCGCGCCGGACTCGGACGTAGCCCAGGCGCTGCTGCGTGCCAAGCGCACGGACCTCGTGCACGGCATTACGGTGGGCTTGCTCGACAATCATCAGCCGGACCAGGCCAAGCAGTACTTTGAATCCGAACAGGGCAACATCGACATGCGGTCTTCGGAGCTGCTGGGCAACGCGGTGAAGACCGAGTACGACCGCAATCTGACAGAGACCAAGGGGGACGCGTTCCTTGCTGCGGCTTCAGTAGTGCACGCCAATCCCAACATAGCCGTTCCGAATCCGAAGGGCCTCGTTGAGTCCGGTAATCTTCCGATCTGGAATCGCCCCATCGTAAAGAACGCGGACGGCACGGTCAGCAGCGAAGGCCGCGAGGTCCTCGTGCCGACCGTAGTCAATGGGAAGTTCCTTACGCCGGACGGAACGAAGCCTGAAGAAGGCAGCGCGGCCGAGAAAACCATGTTTCAAGCAGCGTGGGATCACTACCTCAAAACCGGCGAGAATCTTGGCAAGTTCGATAACTCAGACGATGCGGACGCCTACGCCGAACAGCTCCACAACCGCGGCACGGCATCTTTGCCGCAGGCGCCGCACACCTATGGCCCGCTGGCCACCGGCTCGACCATCAATCCGATGCGCATCACCGATGTGCCAGGGACGCCGCGGCCCAAGGGCCGCGTGCATGACGGCTACGACATCGCGATGCCAGCCGGATCCGCCGTAACTTCCCCGCTCGATGGCAAAGTGGTGAAGGTGTGGAACGATGAGCAGTATGGTGGCGGCCTCTCGATGCGGGTGCAGCTGGCCGACGGCAACACGCTGGGCGTCGCGCATCTGTCGGCCGCCAATCTCAAAGAAGGCGACACTGTGAATCAGGGCCAGGTGCTTGCGCTTTCAGGAAAGACGGGCAACGCGACCGGACCGGTGCTCCACGTGGCGCTGCAGGATCCAGATGGGAAGTACATCGACTACTTCGGCGCAAGCAAGGCACAGCCTGACCAGGCCGGCGTTGCCGATCCGAATGTGCTGCAGCGCGCGATCGACGCAGCGAAGGGCGATGACTCGCTCGACCCCTACCAGCAGAAGCGCGTGATCAGCTACATGGAGGCGCAGCACTCCCACGAGCGCGGGATCCAGGAGCAGCAGTATCAGGACGTGAAGCAGCAGGCGGTCAGCTTCTACTACCAGAATGGCGGGATCGACAATCTGCCGGCGGCGATCAAGTCGCAGCTGCGTCCGCAGGATCTGGATAGCCTGAGCCAGCCGCCGGCAGTCGACACCGACCCGGCGACGATGGCGAACTTTATCCTGAACCCGAAGTCGCTGACGGTGCCGGCCGTGCAGAGCGCCTACACCGACAAGAAGCTCAGCAACGGATCGTACTTGAGCCTGCTGCGCGATGCGACCGACAATGCGAACTCGCCCGAGAAGCTGATCGATGCCACGGTGGAAGCGGACCGGCTGAAGTACTTTGCCGACCAGGCCGGCATCCCGAACATCTACAAGGCTGAGAATGAGCAGCAGAAACGCGACTACGCGGGACTGCTGGTGAGGACGCAGCAGCAGATCGACCAGGCCCAGCAGCAGAAACAGGGCAAGCTCACGCAGACCGAGAAGGACGCCATCATCCAGCAGAACGTGCAGCAGCATGTGATCACACATCTGCGCAGCGCGTGGAACCCTCTGTCGTGGATCCCCGGGCACAATACCTATGACACCTCAGTGCGCGGGTACCAGATGCCGCAGGGCGCGACCGGGACGGTGAAGGGCTCGGACGGCAAGCTGCATTACACGACCGACGGCAAGAATGATCTTGGGGTGGTACCGGAATGAGCACGACACCCGTCACGCTTGATTCGTCAACTTTCGCGCCGTTCGATTCAGGCAAGCCTGCCGACGCGCCCCAAGGCGCTGCCTCCAATCTGCGCCAGTCGGTCGCCTACGGCGTGCAGCAGAATCCCGACCAGTACGCGAAGCTGCTGAAGCAGCAGCAGGTGACGGGCATGGCCCCGCAGGTCTCGGCGCCGCTGGCGAGCGAGACGCAGAATGCGATCGACGTCGAGCAGCTGAATCCGGAACAGATGGTGACCACCTCGCCGCGCACCGCGGCCTGGGCCACTAATCCCGACAACGCAGCCGTCTCCGGCGCCGACGATCTGGCGCGACTGACGCGGATCGAGCAGCACGCTGCGACCATGCGCGCGACTACACCGACGTGGCAGGACAAGGTCAGTGATGCAGCGCAGAGCGCGTATGAATTTATGGGCGGCACCGGCTCGCTGAAGCAGCGCGTGTTTCAGTATCCGCTGGCGCGGCTGGGAATCGGTACGCTGCGCGGCGCCGAAGAGATGGCCGGCAATGTGGGTTCGTTTGCCGGGATCCACGGCGACAATCCGGAAGGCCTGAATGCGCTGCAGCGCTCGGCGCGCAGTCTCGAACCTTTTAACTTCGGCGAACCTGAGACGGGGATCGACAAGCTGGCGTCGACCGTGGGGCCGATGATTCCCGCGATGATGGCTTCGGGTGGCGCATCGCTGTTGGCGCGCACGCTCGGCATGAGTGACAAAGCCGCGAAGGTGCTCGCAGGCCTGGGCGTGGGCGGCATGTTCACCGCCGACCAGGGCGGCAGCACCTACAACGCGATGCGCGAGCAAGGCGCCTCGGACTACGATGCGCGCCTGGCGGCCAACCGTGTGGCGGCGATCAACGCGCCGGCGAATGCTTTGTTCGGTGCGACCGAGCTCACTCCCTTCACGCGCAACAATCCCCTTCTCACTTCGATTGGCCTGGGCGGCGTGACCGGCGCCTCTGGACAGTTTGCGCAGAATGTCGGCACGGGGCAGCCCTGGTCGAAGAACATCGCGACGTCGGCGCTGCAGGGCGCGGCTGTCCAGGGCGGCATGCACATGGGCATGAGCTTCCTCGATGGGATGGAAGGCGCGATCGCGGAGACGGAAGACTCGAAGCTGCGGATGCGCTCGCCTGAAAAGTTTGAGGAAGCCGCGCAGAAGATCTTCGAGGGGGACGCCAGCCTTCGCATCCCCGCGCAGGACTTCGTCAATTATTTCCAGGGCAAGGATCTTGACCCGGCCGTGGCTGCAAATCGTCTCGGCGTGACGAACCTCGACGAAGCGACAGCGGCGGGGTCGGATCTCGAAATCCCGAAGGCGAACTATCTTGCCCAGCTCGATCCGGAGCATCAGCGCGGATTGCTGCCGGACATCATCGACCCGTCGACGGAGATGACGTCGCGTCAGGCTGAAGCCGGCAAGCAGGAGCTGCAGGACTGGCTTGCCAACGGCGGCGCGGAGAAGCTGCAGGCCGAATACGCGCAGGCCGATGCCGACACAAAGGCCACGCCGGAATGGCAGAACGTCTACAGCGATCTGAAGCAGCGGTATGTCGACGCCGGCGAGAGCGACACCGCGGCCGACAGTTACGCCACGCTGCAGGCCAACGCGATCTCGAACCTGGCGAAGAATGCGGGCTTGAAGCCGGACGAGTTGCTGGCGCTGCATAATCCCAAGATCACCGGCGCCGAGGCGCCTGCAGGAGAAGTACTTCACCAATCTCCCGTCGACTCGGATGAGTTTAAAAAGTGGTTCGGCGATTCAAAGATTGTCGACGGCGACGGCCAGCCGTTGGTTGCGTATCACGGGACTGGGGCGGACTTCGATGCCTTCGATCCCGACAAAGCCGGCACAATGAGTGGAACTGAAGCCGAGCGCGCTTTGTTCTTCTCGACGAATCCGGAGACCGCAAATAAATACGCCTTTGTCGCCGGTCATTCAGGGGAGGGCTCGCGCGCCGAAGGTGC